AGCAATCACAATCCTCTTTTTCTAAAACACATGTCTTGGGTTCAACAGTTGAATGGGTATCTAGAGGAAACGAACTTCATAAAATCGAGGAGCTCGCAGTGGCACCACATAACGAAGGCCGAATCCAGGAGACATTCATTCATCTCCTCCGCCATAGCTTTGAGGTCCATCACTTGTGCTATGTCCCCCCTACCTTTTGCCATGAGGAGCATGTACACTTTCCTATACATGTCATGGTACCCTTCCTCTTGGGATTTGCCTAGAATTCCCATTAGAACAGTCTCAACTACCTCCTCAGGTGGAACTCCTTACAGCAACCAAAGCTGCCAGACAGGATTACGTCCCAGTATGCGGGGTTGTCTTTGGCGTAGGAAATGTTTGGGTGTGGTGACCAGTTCACCTAGGAAATTGGTGGGGACAAACAGAGAGTTGTGTAGGAAGGCTAGATAGGTTGGGTCCGCCTTTCGAATTGCATTTTTCCTCACCCACCACACACCATTTACAAGAGCTCCCCCGGAAAGTCTTTCCTGGGCTTCTCTTCTACTAAGACAAGTCTTTTCAACTATCAGCAAGTTGATAGTGTCGGTCGATTCTCGCACGTGGTGTGGGCCCCGTATCACTAACCCAGTTAGGTGGCGAGTGCTCGTACCGTCTTCCTGGTAAGTCTTGTAGTATAAGGGCATGATTGCCAGGGATGAATGTTGCCTACTGTTTCCTGCAATAGCCCGCAGATAGGACCCTCCCATTCGGGAGTAGAACCCCATGAACTTGGAGCAAGTGGCCCCGATCTTGTGACTGCGATATAGATCGTAAACTTTACTACACATCTTCTTGGCCGGCTCGTCCAGGACATGCCGACTCTCTGCTTCTTTGAAAATGTCGTCACGAGAGACCTTACTGCCCAGTGGCTCTGATTCAGTGGCAGCCAGCTTACTCATCCAGTCTACCCATTTCATTTTTTCTATGTCATCTGTCTCACACTGCCTCATGTCCTCCTCTACTACATTTGACATTTGGTAAGGTTTGTAGCCTACACCGAGTTCCAACAGAGTGTCAGTGAGTGCGGGGGTTTGTTTGTGCCCAGTTATGACCCAGCCTTTGCATTTTCTCTTCACAGAGATATAAGGGTTCTTTTCCCTAAATCCCTCTTGGAACAGTCGCATTAACTCAGACAGAGCTGAGACAGTTCTTTCTACTTTGACTGGATTTGCATTTATTTCTTCCCACAACCCTATCACTCCTAGGTCTCTTATGACTTCTTGGACCATGTCTATATCCTTTTCTTGACTAGAAATGATTGTCCTGCACCAACTGACGGGCAAGATCTTGCCCTTCCACTTTGCTGACTTATCAGTGTTTCTTAGCCTTGGGTCTTCAAGGAGCGTGATGAATTTGGTGATGTTGAAGGGCTCCATTCTTGGGCAGTCATCTCGCCGGACTGAAATGGGGCCTTTTTTCCAAAGGGGTGCAACCCAATTTCTAGTTCTTTCCATGAAAACATCATCCCAAGCAGGCAGCCCCTCCTCAATTCCCCCAGCCGAGGGGACCCCTCCATAAGAGGCCAAGAAAGCATGCCGTCTGATGGGAAAGTCTTGTGCACTGGGCCAGCCGGGCAGGTCACTGATGTTCCCAAACTTGTATGGAGTAAAATTGCCGCACAGGTCGTCATGGATGATGTAAGCCCCGTTATGTTCTGGGTCTGTGCCCTCTGCATGAGCCACCACTTCCTCCCAGACACCAGTAGGGGGCCTAGTAGTCACTTTAACTTCGATGAGTTTCCGATTTACTCTGTCCACTAAGTCCCACTTGTTGTTAGTGTTTATGCCCCAAAGAGCGGTGAATTCCATCTGGGCGAATTTTCCACTGGTGACTCCCTCAAGCAGAGTGTACCGGAAATTAGAGTCTATTAAGTCAGGCTCCAAAAGTTTAGTGACTTCGGAGGCGACTTCCATCTCAGATTCACTTTCGACACCGAAAACAAACTCTTCCCCCTCTCCACCGCTATCTGCCTCATTGGGGCCCTCAGAGTCACTGTTCGCTTGTGCCTCCTCCATCTCGAGATTTTCCAGCAGTACTTCTCTGCCTTGGTCCACCAGCCCTTCCAGAGCCTCCAATGAAAACCTTTTCTCTCCCTCCTCAGTGGCCAAGCTCCTGGAGCTGCTCCCTTCTTCCTCACCCTCGGCTTGCGTGTGGCTCCGCTCCCTAGGTTCTGTGTTCATCAATAGCATGCATACCTTGTCATGCCTCAAAGATTCTTCCCTCCTCTTCCAGTTTTCTCTCGCCCAATGCTCAGACAACTCCCCAGCCTGAGAAACGAAGTCAGGCTCATACAGTTGGGGGTTAGCTATCAACAATCTGTATGCCTCAAAAGCCATTGAAGAAGAAAAGAGAATTGTGATTGCT